CTTATTATTTTTATAAGTTTGGCAAACTATTACTGGTTGATGTTCAACACGCGGAACTTGCGATAGTACAAGTTTGTTCCGTTTGCTAGAGCACCAGTACCTGCACCAGTTGCAAATGGGTTTGCTACGAGACCATAACGTGTCTTGAAGCCGACCTTTGGCTGGTAGGTTGTTGGATCAACTGCACGTACCATCTGTAGTGGGACGTATGGGCAGTAGAACAAGCCAGCGTCATAAGGTGTTTGACCCTTATAACCAACAACAACATAATCTGCACCAGAGACAGAATATGGGTCAACATAGACTTTGATGCGTCCGAAGAGCACGCCAGCGAATGTGTTGCCTGTATCGTCAACCATTAGATTGGTGTTGTTTGATAGTGCTGAGTTGTAATCGAGAAGACCAGTCATTGCAAGAGCTGATGCAACATCGGTTGAAACGATGAGCATGTTGCCCTTTCCACGACGGGTGTCTTTTGCGATTTTGTTTGCAGCTTGTTCGATGCGGAAGAGAAGTGACTTATACTTTTCTGCCTGCCAACGACCAGATGTACCGCCTGCTGCATCAGAGATTGTTGAACTTGATAGGTTAACAACGTTTGATGACACGCCAGTGATACCGACGTTTGCAGTTGCATAGATCGTACGAACAACTTCGCGGTTGATTTCTGCAAGAATTTCAGTTGACAAAATATTTGTCAATTCTGTTTCTGCATCTAGACCGTGAACTGCCTTGAGATCCTGAGCAAGTTCGAGCGTGTATGCTGCTTGCAAGCCACGTGAGTTGGCTGTAACAGCAACGCGATCGATCTGGAAGCCCATGTAAGCAAGTGTTGCATCTTCTGCATAAGCAGTTGTGAAACCATAGCCAGTGTTTGCAAGTCCGAAGACTGTTGCATCGTCTGTACCAGGGTTGACTGTTGTGCTGAATGCGGTCATTGTGCCGTTACCAGAGTGAGCGTTATTGGCTTCGTTAAAGAGAGCCTCACCGCCACGTGCTGAGCTGGTAGCATAGACTGAACGCATTGCGAAGATCAAACCTGTTGGACCTGTCATTGGCTGAACGCCGCAGATGTCATAAGCCATTAGGTTTGGAAGTGCACGACGGACTAGACCAATTAGAACTGGATCAAATCCTGTGATGCCGCTATTTGTTGCGCCTGAAAGACCAGTGATTCCTGCAGTTCCCATGGCATTGGCTGGAGCAGCTTCCCATAGGTTTTGCATTGAACGTGATTCTTCTTGAAGGGCACGCTCTTGATTTTCGAGAACGAGAGCAGTAACTGCGCGCTTGTAAGGGTCGCTGATTGCTGGGAGTTCTGGGTGATCAAGAACTGGTGCCCACTTCTTTGCATATGTTTCGTTAATATACATTTAGTGATACCTCAGTTAAATTAAATTAGGCTTTTGGAGCCGTTTTTGCGATTGCTTGAACATAACGATTCATGATGTTATTAGTTGATGCTACTTCTGGTTCTTCATTAAGAGCGACTTTCTGAAGTTCCTTTACCTCACTTTTCACTTGTACTTTAGTTGGGAAGTAGTTCTCGCGTAGTACAGCGAGTTTTTCTTCAAAATCACCTTCTGTGGTGAACTCCACGCCCTCTGCGAGCGATTTCATTTTTCCTGCTTGGACTGCAGTGAGTCCTTCGCAGAAATTATTAATTGCTTTTTCTTTCTTGACAGCATTTAATTCTTCTTGTAGTGCGCTGATTGTTTCATTCTGTTGTTCAACATGCTGATGAACAGAATCTACATACTCAGCTGCAGTTTCAAGTTCTGCTGCAAGTGTTTCTGCAACATCGACCTTCTCTTCAGGAATTTCGATGTAGTGTTCTTGGAACAATGCACGGAGACCAGAAATAAAGTCTTCAGCGAGCTCGGCACGTAGACCTGTCTCGATGGCAGCTTGATTCTGTTCCATCCACTGCTCAACGACGTAGTTAAGATACTCATCAACTTGCTCGGTAAGATCATTCTTGATCTCATCATAAGCATTTGCGAGAACTTCGTCGTCCTGTTGTACAATTTATTCAAGAATAGTTTCCACGCGAG